CTCGGCCGTCTTGCGGAACACGGCGCCCAGCAGGCCAGCCCGGGTGCGTCCGGTGACGTTGAGAAACATCGCCCGCTTCTTGAGCTGCTTGTACCGAGCCAGGTTTTCCGGGGACGTATCCGTCGGATCTGGCATTGGCAGGTATTCGTCGTGCTTGCGAACCTCGCGAGCGCCCTTGACGCATCGCTTCACCAGACGCCAGCCAGGCAAGGCGTCGGCATATTCCTGCCGGGTGTCGCTGTAATTCGCCATGGATGGCCTCAGAAGGTGAATGTGACGGGGATATGGGTGATCGGCCTGTTGATCGGGTAGTCGTGATGGATGAAGTAGCCGCCGGCGTCGTTCGCGTGGTCCACGCCGGACTTTTTGTCAGGCTCGCCGTTAGCTGCCCATACCTGTTGCTCGATGCCGTCCGCGTATGTCGGGCAGCGCAGGGGGTTGATCAGATACCGGCGCTCGCCGTTGGCATTGCAGAACATGGCGTTCATGGCGTTGATGCGATCCTTCACCGGCGGGTTGGAGTCAGGCGCGATCACGCTGAATCCAGCCTGGCGAAGGATGGCGATATCGGTCTCGCTGGCATTCACCGACTTGCGTGATCCGCCCGAGGCGTCCGGATAGATCCGGATCTCGCAGGTTTTCTCGTAGTCGTTGCCGTTGTGCCGCCAGTAGCGCTCCTTGATGCGCCGGATCATGTCCGGAGTGTCAAAGCCGTCGATCAGCTCATCCACTGCCCGGGGCCTGTCATCAGCTCGCTTGACGTGCGTGATCGCCGCCATCTTGCCGACGTTGAAGTCCATGCCGATATACAGCGGCTCGCCCGGCTCTACGGTGTCGAAACAAGCGTTCAGCTTCCTGTCGTAGGCGTGATAGATCGATCCGGCATTCAGGTTGACGAACTGGCCGTTCAGATAGGCCAGGATCAGCTGCGGCGGGTACGACTCCATCAGCGATGGAATGTAGTCGGCAGGCAGGTTCAGCTCGTTGTCGAACGTGCTGGCCTGAACCAGCCCATACATGCCCTTCAGTGCCGGCTTCTCGCGTAGCTGCTTCACGAACTGCTGATACACGAACTTGAACCCCTCGGGGGTCGTCGTTACGTCCACGCCGTTCTTCAGGCCCTGCTCGTTGTAACGCATCCGGGCAATGATCTTGCGCCAGGCGTGCTCGGCCTTGAGTTTCGGAAGAACATCGAGTTCATCGACCAGGGCATGCCCGATCTTGAAGCCGACAATGGTCTGCGGCTTCTCCATGGATCGGCAAATGGTCGTGCTGCGGTACTGGCCGCCGCTGTAGAACTCGACCTCCTTGTCGCTCTCCTTCGTCTTGACCTTCAGGCCCCAGTCGAAGGCGACCTCTTCAATCGTCGGGAAGAAGATGTCGCGGATTTGCGGGTAAGTCGGGGCGAAGTAGCCGGAGTTGATCCGGGGCCACTCCCATACGTGCTTGCACAGTGCCGCACAGCCTACCCACGTCTTGCCCGAGCCGAAGCCAGCAACAAAGCCGCGGAACTTGGTATCCATGCGCAGGAAGTTGGCCTGAGGCACATTAAGGCTCGGCATCAGTCTTCCTCGCGTCCACTACGTCGACCTGCACCCGCGTAGGCGCCAGATTGTCGTGTGGGTTTTCATTCTTGGTCTGCCGGTTGACGTACACGTCGCCGACTTCCTTGGCAGCCTGCTCCAGGATCTGCATGGCCAGGCCGATGTTCTTCATGGTCTCGGCCTTCTCCACGAATCGATTCATGGCGCGGAGGCGGAACGCTCGGTTGGCGATCGGGATCTCTGCCGTCTCTTCGCGGAAGCGCGCGCGGGTATCTTCGAACAGGGTCACCCAGCGCTTAGCCAGAGTCTTGCTGCAGCGCTTTGTTGGGTCGTGCGCTTCTACCTGCTGGCGCGTTACATCAATGCCGAATTCACGCTTGACGGACTCCGCCACTTGAGAAGGGGTATCGAAGCAGGCCAACGCTTGAACGATAAAGGCCTTCACCTCAGTGTTCAGAGCTGCCATAGGATTGGATTCCGTCTATTGCCTGTCTATTTCAAGCCGACTTCAGCAGGCAGGTTCCGCAGGCCCTCGCAATGTTCAATTTCCCCACCTCGGCAGGACTGTTTGCAGCATCGACCAGCGCCTGGACATCAGCGCTCGCGCCATAGCGACGAACCACACCGACGAACTCTTCCACGTCGTGGCCGCGCATCTTCAGCTTGGGCATTCCGTCTTCAGTGAAGGCTGGCTGGCCGTACTTATCCGTCGCATGGCAGATGTGATAGAGCTCATGCTCAACCAGGGCGCAGAACTCAAGGTCGCTGCACTGGTCGCAGTAGTCGGCAGCCAAGGTGATGATGAAGGTCGGCACCTCGCCGAACCAATCAAGCATCTGCTGTTCCATTCGGGCCTTCTGCCAGCCGCCGGCGCGGAACGCTACCTGCTCAGCCTGACCCAGGACCGTGCGACCCTGCTTCTCGAAGTGTGACGATGCCCACATGACCTTGACGCCTGAGTCAATCAGGTGCGCATGGTCTTCGTTGTGAATCCTGCCCGTGTCGGCAAGGATCTCGGACTGGAGCCAATCCCACACTTCCGGCGCCGGTGTAACCCGCATGCCGAATTCGGCTAGCTCGGACAGCTCAAGCAGTGATGCAGGAGGCCGCGGCCTTTCCATTGGCGACCCCCTTGGTGTTGGTATCTCGTCAGCGCACTCAGCGAATGCGCTCAGGGGATACGGTCATGCGTTGATAGCGATCGTCGTTACCTTGCCGCCCGAGTAGATGTCGCGCTTCATGGCTGCTCGTACCGCCTCTGCCGCGCTTGCACCCATGTCCATTGCTGCCAGGGCATACATGGCGCCGCTGCCTATGGCGTCGGGATTGGACGGGTCGAGGTCTTGCCTCCAGATGCCGGTGTCGTCGTCATGGCCGATCATGATCAGCTTGCCGCTATCGACGACATAGCCTGAGCACTCCACAGGGACCGATGAAGGAGTGCCGAAGTAGGCAGCGATCAACGCCTTCTCGTCACACACGGCTCCAGTCAGGAAGAAGCTGACACCATCAATAACCTGGCACTTCTGCGATGCGTCCGAGACGATGCGGTTATTCCGCGTTTGGCGACCGTCATAGGCGATCACGCCGTCTTTGTAGGCGATGGTCGTCATACGAAGCTGAACGCAGCAAGGACCAGCACGATAAGGCCGATTGCCGACCAACCAAGAGTGGAGACAGCTTTCGACGAATTGGTTTCAGACGACATGGTGATTCCCCTTCATGGTTGCGCGCCACGATTGGCGCAGTTCAGTTTCGTAGCGCGGGATTGGCTACTTGGTCAGATTCTTCTGGACGATCACGCGAGCGATCATCACCAGGAGGCCGAGCGCACCATAGGCAATCGGTGGCAGTACGGCCTGGAGTTGCGGCATCAGCTGTTCAGCGATACCCAGCACGGCAACTGCGCCGCCCGCCTGAACGCTGGTCATGCTCAGCGCTTGCTTCCAGTTGTCGATCAGTTGCATGTCATTGCCCTCGGGTCGGGAATTTGAGGTCGGCGTATTGCTCGGCCATGGAAACGATCTTTTTCACGCCCAGCGTGCCGATGATTGCCCCCAGTGCCGCCGCAAGGTTCAGCGGCAGGCCGAGATACTCCAGAAGCGGGAATGCCCCGGCAGTAATCGCGCCGCACAATGCAGCCTCAAGGATCGACTGGCGCCACCCGCCGCGGTTGTACATCACGCGCAAGAAGGCGATCCAGCACGATAGGGCGGCGGCGTAGAGCATCGGGGAATTGACGCTCAGCCACGCGAGCAGGCGCGATAGGTTGTCTGGGTTATCTGGCATGAGGCGCATTCTCTGGCCCCTCGGGGCTGAATTAGATCCGGTCCCCGTGCATGGCCTTGCCGAAGCGATTAGAGGCTGCACGGGAGCCAGAAACGAACGAGCCCCGCACGATGGCGAGGCTCTGTGTTTGGTGCCGTCACAAGGATTCGAACCCTGGACCCTCCGCTTACAAGGCGGACGCTCTGGCCTGCTGAGCTATAACGGCGTATTTGGCTGGCAAAGCAGGATTCGAACCTGCGACCGATCGGTTAACAGCCGATTGCTCTACCACTGAGCTATTCGCCATCTGCATTGGGGTGCCAGCTCAATCAACATTTCACGAGGGGTGAGCGCTTCCTGTCGATCGAGCTGGCATTCCAATAAAGACGATTTGCCGCATGGGCGGGCTAGCGGTTTTATCCGCGTCGGTAGCGTTGGTTGATCTTTTCGGTCTCTTGCGAGGGACTGTATTACTACCTGATCCGCAATTGCCGCAGGATGGACATAGAATGGCTCACTGGAGCACGCCCGGTCAAGAGGCCGCCGCGAATAAAAGCCCTTCATTGTCGAGAATCACCTGAGCCTCCGATAAAGCCTCATCCACTTGGCGATCCAACGCCTTGCGGATATCACGCCTCCAGCGCTCTTGGGTCTTGATCGGCGCCGGGTCATCGCACCAGTTGTCCATTTCGTACCACTTGGCCTGCAGGGTGTTCACGCTGCGCTTCCCTTCCGCGCCTGGCAGCTTTGGGATTGCCCAGGTCACTACGGCGCATTTACGGAACTGCTCGGGCGCCGGGGATCTGACAGCTCTCGTCAACTCTTTGATGGCGTCATGCTTGCGCTCGGTGTGCGTCGAGAACTTCGCGACCAGAGCGAGCCAATGCGCGGCGCTCAGGTTCTTATGTAGACGGCTGAACAGCATGCAATCGACGAGCAGCGCTTCATCCTTCCCGACAATCGCCCCCTTCTGCTTTGCCGCCTGCACCTTCGGTTCGAAGTCCTGCCCGCCGGTGCCGCTCATGGTTTCAGCTGCCAGCGCCCGGACGACTGCTGCGATTACGCTTCTGTAGATCATCTATCACCCCTGATATTTACTGATGCGGCCCCGTACTGCTCCGCCCTTGGTTGTGTCATCCATTCAGGATGGTTCGTTGCCCGGGTACAGGTTTCGCCCTGCACGGTCGCTCGACTCGTACAGGTCAGCGTGTCGCTTGTCCCGGGCATTCCACTTGCCTATCGCCTTGACCATCACGTCGTCGTAACTCTCGGCGTCGTAGATCTCATCCTCGGCAATCTGCCCACTTGCACCGCACTCATGGCAGTAGACGTGAGCCTCAACGCTCAACCCGTCGTCGCCGTAGTCCGCCAGCCGCTCAACATGTCGAATCGGGCGGAAGATGGTTTTGATAATGGTCACGGGCGGTCCGCCGCAGAATGGGCAGTCCAGCATTTTGACTTGCTCGGTCATGCCGCATCCCCCGCGAGCATTTCGTAACTAATCGTGGTCCGGCCTACCTCGCCGTACTGGCTGTGATAGGTGATCACCTTGGCGTCACGACCGGACATCCAGCCGCCGCGGCTCGCGTGACTATCTGGCGCGGCCAGGGTCCGGTGCTGCTCCAGCTGCATGGTGTTGGTTTCGCGCAGTACGTTGTGGTGCAGGTGGCCGGTGTGCGCGTAGCTGAACCTGGTGCGGCCGAACACTTCGCGGAATTTGGCGATAAACACGGTCTCAAGCGAGTCGATGCGCTTCTTGTGGCCGTGGTGGAAGAATAGGGAGGTCAGGCCGTGCTCAAGGCAGTAGTACGGATCTGGCCGGGTGATGACCTCGATTCGCGGCTCGTTCTCGTACAGGGCGGCGAACAGTTCGCGCAGCCACATGCTCGATGCCAGGTCATGGTTGCCCTCAGCCATCAGCAGAACGACGCGCTCATGCTTGGCCAGCAACATCGAGGTGATACGGCGGATCACGCCAATGGCCACCCGCACCAACTTCTGGAACCGGGTGTCAGCGTCAACGATGTGGCCGGATGTCGGGGTTACCGCGCTGATCCCGTCCCAGTGCAGGAAGTCGCCGAGCTGGGAGAATACGGCGGATCGTGAGTCGGGGGCCTGGGCGATTGCCGCGCCAAACCAGCTTACAAGCAAGTCCTCGGCGATTTTCATATCCCAGTCAGCACCAGTCTCTTCGCCCCAGCTATTCATGCCCAGATGGTAGTCCGTGATCACGTAGCAATTCAGCAGCTGGTCCAGGGTATGGGCCGGGGCCTTCACCGCGATCTCTGGAACGATCTCTGCGGACAGAGCAGCCACCGCCTCGCGCATCATTTCGGCCTGGCGCTCATGGTCGATCGAGGTCTTGACCCACTGCAGCTTGGCCTTGCCTTCCTCGTCGTACAGCGTCGACGTGCCCTTCAGGTGAAATCCGTCCGGGACGGTCTTGGTCATGTCGTGCTCGGGGCTCCAGCCTTGTCGGGCCAGCTTGGCCTTGTGCGCCCATGCGGTGCGTATGTGCATGCCGAAGTGCTCAGCAGCCTGCTCCACGGTCATCGTGGTGAGGGCTTCTCGGAATTGCTCGGGGGTCGCCTTCGCCTTCATTGGTCGATCTCCGATTCAGCCTTGGCGGCTTCGATTACTGGCTGCACCTTGTCCAGATCGATCATTGCAAACGCCTCATCGATCGTCGGCAGCATGAATGCCGGGAACTTCTCGCCTGGCCGGTATACGTGGAAGCGATCGGTCTCGCCTGCAGTGTTTTTGATTAGGTATCCGGTCACACGGTCCGCTCCATGTTTGTTTGCCTGCGCGCGCTATCATATCCGATACAGTCCCTCTGTAGGGACCGTAATAATCAGAATGCCATCACTTATTTTTGGCCGGCTCCAGGGTTTCCAGATTCAGCAGCGTGAAGTGCCCGCGATCCGGCACCCATCCAGCGGTGTCGATGTGGTAGACGTTGCCGAGAACGGCCATTGCGCTTAACGGCGTATGACCCACCACTACCGCGCGCACCCCTTCCACCCCGGACCGATCCTCAGCCTTGATCCGGCCTCTTGACCACTGGCACATAGCGATAAGGTGATCCGACTCGCTGTCGTCCAACTCAATGGCGCTCACCAGATCCTTCCAGCTGCTTCGCGGGCAATCCGCATGCACCAGGCCAACAACTCCGCCGAGCGTATCAACCTCGATCAGGACCGGCAGATCCTCAAGGATGCTGGCGTAGCAGCCCTGATCAACGCTAGATATACCGTAAAACCATTCGCCGCCATTGACGAAGTGCAGGCCGCATTGATCGCTGGTGCGCCCGGCAGCGTTCGATTCGATGGTCATTTGCTCATGGTTGCCGCGTACAGCGTGAAACCATGGCTTGCGCAGCAGCCAAGTATCCACGTCCAGCGACTCAGGCCCGCGGTCGATCAGGTCGCCGACACTGAACAGGCGGTCAACGGCAGGATCGAAGCCGATGGCATCAAGCGCGGCCTGTAGCCGGGTGAAGTGCCCGTGAATGTCGCCAACTGCGAAGTCTCGCCCGGCAGTGTTTTGCTCGAATCGCTTGATCAGGCTCATGCCTTGTTCTCCCCCGCAAAGCGCATCTGCCGCGCCCGGCTGCACTTCGCATGACTGCCCGAGGCGCGAGACTTGCCGCACTCGGTGCATTTGGTTTTGGTGACGTACCAGGGCGATGGCGCTGGCTGCTGGAACATGGATGGCCGGCGAG